ACTTGCGGGGCTTGGCTGCGATCAGCAGGCCACGCTCGTCCGTCCACGCAGCGATCTGAATAACGGCGGCTTCAAGAGAAGTCTCGTTCAGGTCAGCAGGTGTACCGGGTTCGTTGGAGTTGACTCCACCAGAAACCAGGGGGTGAGCAGTCGAGAACAACTCAACGCCGTCGCCACCGGGGTAGGACGAGTTAAAGCCGTTGTTCAGGATGTTCGCAGCCTTGACTTGCTTGGTGTAAGCCATAGCACGGGCCAGAGCCTTGGTATAACGAGCCGAGAGGCTGTCATACAGGTTGTCTTCGATCGCCTCTTCAGTGATCGAGAAGCCCAGAGCAATCGTCTCATGGCTGTAACGAGCAGAGAAAGCCTCTTGCGCGTTGTCATAAGCGATGGCAGAGCCTTCGTTTTTCACTGGAGCAGCGGAGAAGCCGGACAACTTGACTTCTTCCTCGAAGGAACGCTCGGAGGTCTCCGTTACAAAGATCTCTTTGTGCTCTTCACCGTAGCGGTTGTACTCCATACCAAACAGGGCATTAAGTCCTGGGAGGAGTTCTTTCAAAAGTTGTGCGCGTGAGATAGCCATTTATTTGCTCCTTATGCTACGGCGGCAGCAGTAGTATAGGTATGGACGCCAATATTAAACTTGACGACCACTTCCGTATACGAGCCAACCGTATTAGTTGTTTCAGGGATCACGTCGATCACACGCACGGGAAGCGTAGTGGCTGTGCCAGTTGAATTCAAAACGGCAACGCGGGAATCACCGTTTTGGGTGTTTCCAGAGTTCTGCACGAGTGCAGCGTTTTGACCCACAGCAGCACGGGTAAGACCACTAATAGCGGTAGAACCGGTTGCGCAAACTGCGACTTGGTACAACTGATCGGGATCGTCTTGCACATATGCAAAGGTAGTCGAACCGGTGATCGGGCCGTCATAGAACTGAGCATAGGTGGGTTGCTTGGTGGTGGGATTGACGTATGTAACGCCAAGGAACACACCAACAACATCGGAAGCGGTGTCGGTGGTCGTCACCTTCTCCAGAGTACCTGCTGTGTTCAGGGCTACAACGTCACCGTAGAAGATGTCGGTAGCAGAACCAGAGGCAATCGGGATTTGGCGAGTTTGACCAGCATACACCTGCCCACCGACCAAATTGATCGGGCGAAGGCCATAAGGCCCTGCAAGAGTAGGATAAGCCATCGTTAAACTCCTTAAAAGTTATTTGCCACGTCCGAAAGTGACCTCCGCACGCTTCTCACTAAAGAGTGGCATGCGAGCGTCGTTTTCTCTCATAAAGTTGTTGTCCACGGACCTCATCTGTTGATCAGCCATGTTCTCGTAGTAACGATTACGCTTCTCAACATTTTCTTCGAGGTTCTTGCACAACATAAGGCCACCAAATAAAACTAATCCAGTCTTCGGGGCGGATCCTTCGAGGCCCAAATCAAGAAGCAGTTCAGGATGATCCTCAGCCTTCACCGGTACCCACCCTTCACGACGGCGCATCGAAACGTTACGCGCATCATCCAGACCCATCACTGAGGTACGAATCCATCTGAATTTGTACCCGTCCTGAGGATCGGGGGTTGGTATTTGACTCGGAGGTGCCCATGCCTCAGCACTGATTTGATGTTCACGGGACTCCAACTCACGGCTCATTCGATTTTGGTTACTCATCACTGACTCCTTCCATTAACAGCAGCCCATTGTCTTGCGTACTCCTCCAGAGGTACTCCTAGTTTCCGTGCAACAGCCGCGCCACCGGGCGGGATCTTGACGGTCTTTGGGGAAGCACTTCTAGAAGCCGGAGCAACCACAGTGGATTGCTGTCTTACAGGTTGAGATTGTTGCCTTGTGTCCTCAAACCGGTCAGGAAAGAGTTCACGGAGGCGTTCATCCATTCGCCTGTAGTAATCATCCGTACGAGGGTCTACGCCTTCTCGCATGAGTTTTTTGTCCACAGCATAGGCAACTGCCGTCATCTCATCATCTGCTCCGAACCAATTCTTATTCCGTTCGTACCACGCTTCGGCTTTAGGATCGGGCCTCGGCACAGATGGACTTGAAGCAACTTCTTGCTGTACAGGTTGATTATATACAGCAGTTTCAGCCCTTTGTAAAGGAGGGGTGCGGGTTAGTTCTTTTTTCTCAGAAATAATCTCAGCCATTTTTAACTGGGCTTGGATCATTCCATCGGAGTCTCCCCCTTCGTAGGCTTCTTTATAAGCCTTCTGCGCAGCCGCCATTTCTGTGTCTAATTTAGATTTGACAGTATCTGCGTAAAGAGACGAACCCTGCTGAAGCACATTCTGAAGGCGTTTGTTTTCCTCTGAAGCCGCCTGTGCATAACGAATAGCCTCTTCTTGCTCCTGTTGGATTTGCAGGCGCATGGCCCGCTCTTCCTCCAACTGGCGCTTGAGTTGGCTATATTCGTCGTCTTTGTCGGACTTATATTGGTTTAGTTCGTCCGCATCAGCAGCAACTTCAACCTTGGGTGCTTTACGAGGAGCCTGCTCTTCCTCTTCCACCTCAAAATCAAAGTTGTCGCTGGATGCGGCTTTCTTCAGGACTTGGGTTTCTTCGGGCAAACCATCAGGCCCTAGCCCCTCATCCTCCTGCTCCACGCCATTAATCAGCGTTCGCATTTTGTTCGTTGCCATAACTCCTCCTTATGCTCGGGTAAACCCTGACGGGTCCTGAATCACACCCTCTACGGTGTCATCGTTAATCATCCGAAACTCATGCCCCCCAATACTGAAACGGGTGCCTGAATACGAACGCATCATTACAAAGTCACCAACTTCGCACCAAGGACCGCTAGGGAACTTACTCGGGTCTTTGTATGCTTCATCACCCATGGCTACAACCAGACCAATATTTGCTGCAATTTCTTCAGCGTTCTTGGTTGCGGTCGGCAGGATAATTCCTGAGTTAGAGGTTTTCTCCTCAAACACAGGCATGGCGATTAAGACTTTCCAGCCTTTGGGCACGGGCAGTGTATGAGAGGACAGCGCCTCCGCCACTTTCTTCTTGGTTTCTTCGACGTTGGGTACGCCAATTCCTCTAATCATCTAAGTTTTCCTTTCTTGCTCTATTAGCGATTTCTTGAAAAATGTCTGAAGCGAACAACATACCCTTGATATAACCGACTTTCTCCCGATACGCTGGGTAGTCGTCGGCTGAACCCATGGCAAGGTCCTCTGCATGACGTTCCATCTCCTCTTTTAGTTTTCGGTCATACAACTCCTCAAATGAAGTACTCATTTATTTGGCGCCTCCCTTTCTCATATTTATTGCAGCCCTAAATCCCTCTTTAAGTTCTTCAGATTCGATCTTGGCTGCAGCTTCCTGGGCGCTGATCTGCACCTCTTCTTGTTTAATTGCGACCTCCATAGACCGAAGCGCGGCATCGGACATGTCTTTCTTGGTCTTGCGCTCAACCTCAGCGGCCTTAATACGCAGTTCTTCGCGCTGAATCTCGTTGAGCGGATCTTGCGCTTGGGCCTGTGCTTCCTTCTGAGCCGCTTGCGCTTGGCTCTGCTGGAGCACTTTCTTAGAGGCTTCAGCCATAAGCCGAGACAGTTGGTTCTCCATGAGGGGGTCCATCTTGGCGCCCAGTTCAGGGATCTCAATGCCCATGGCCTGCTCAATCTGCGCCCGGTACGCGTAGCCTAGATGTTCAGCGATGTGAGCCTGCGCAGCCGCCATGATGGCGTTGGCTTGGGGCGACTGACCGACCAGAGCACGGATCTGTGGGTCCTGCATGGCTGAGGTGTGCACCTGAATGTGAGCCTCATGGTCCTGCTCAGGGAACGCTTTGACCGGTTTGCCCTGCAGCAGCATGGCATTCTCGGAGACGGGGTCACGGTATGGCACCTCGTCCTTCTTAGGCACGATCTTGTCAGCGTTTTCAAACCCGATGAGACGCACCATACCCCGATATAACTCGGGCTGGTCAAACAACTCAGGCTTCTCCTTGGACAACTGGAGCGCCGCTTGGTACTGCAGCATGCGCTGGGAGAATGTCGAGGCGTTGGGGTCCGATACAGGGATCACGTCCACCCGGTCAAAGTCTGACGTCTTGATCATGCGGTCAGAGTCAACTGGGTACTCGTAGGCAAGTGGGGGAGTGTCAGCAATAATGGTCTTGAGCAGCCCAAACTCTTTCTTGAGCGTGGAGTGCATGCGAGCCTGCACCGCAGACATGATCTTGAGCATGCGCTCAAGCACCGCAAGCGTCGTTCCTACTGGAGTGTTCTGGTCAACGTCACCAATCTTCAGATCAGCCACCGCTGCCATGCCACGGCCCTGCTCAACGATCTTGTCAAACAACTGCAGGAGCGTCTGGCTGGGTTCTTTGTAGGGCAGGAACGCAATGTTCTCTTGGATCTTGCCGCTGGGCACGTCAACGTCCCTAAACTCACCCGGCATGATGGGCGTCTCGTCGCCCTTGATGCGCATGCCCCGTGTTTTCAGGCCACCCGGGAGATTTGCAAGCGTACCAGCGTCAATAAGTTGGCGAAGTAGCGAAGTAGCAGACTTAGCATGCCCACCAATAAGGTGAATAAGGCCGTAACCATAGAAACCAAAGCCCGGTACGTAGTCGTACTTGACGTAGTGCATCCGACGCTTGTACGTCTCGTCATCCTCGCTCCAGTTGCGGTATATGGACAGCACCTGCCCACTGTTGTAGTCAATCGTAACGACGTACGGGATCTCAATCTCGCCCTCTGCACGGTAGGGGTCCTCCTCTAAGTCCAAGTTGACGTTCATCTCCAGCAGCGTGTAGCGGCTGTCCTTGATGACGTCGATGCCCTGTGCGTCTGCCTCGGCTTTCTTGACGTCGTCAAGCAAAACTTCAGGTGGATCTTCCAACTCCACGTCCCGATAGAACCCGGACACCTGCATACGGCGGATCTCGTTCTTCACCTTGCGCATCACGTGCGTAAAGCGCTCACAAGACTCCAAATCAGACGCTGTGAACGGTGCAACAAAGTCCTCAGCCGGGATAAATATGGCTTCAGGCCGCTTGATGGTGGGGTCGTAATAGACTTTCTTGAACGCAGAGCCTGTCAGGGGCAGCGACCACAACATGCGCTCGTGCTCGGAGCGGTAATTGACCATCTTCTCGGTCAATATGTAGTTCATATAGTCCTTGACGCGGTCTGCGGCCTTCTCTGCAGCCACATCTTCTTTGCCAAGGATCTTTGCCTTGACCGGACCACGCGGCGGAAAGGTCTCCATGATGGCTTCAGACTGAAAACGCACGGTGGCTTCAGTCAAAATGGGGTGAAACACGCCACAAGCCCCGGGCCACGGCTCTGTTCGGTTCTCAATCTTGAGTCCAAGCAGGTCTAGACCCGTTTTGTAGGTCTGTTCCCAGTCTTTACGCGACCGTTTGTCGGCGTCAAAGTTGTCAACCAACTCGTCTGCGAGCAGTTGAAGCGCACCTTCATCCAAATGTTCAGCCAGATTGGCATAAAAGTCCTTGATTCCGGTTCTTTCTTTGCCACGAGGCTCGATTTCAATCTCCAAACCGTCCATCCCAATCGTAACGCCCTCAGGATTCTCGATTTCGATCTCAATTGGCTCTTGGTCTAGGGCTGCTAAACCCGCTGGAGCCTCGTAAAGTGCTTTATCAACGTTCATTTTTTAAAATTCCTAGATAAGTTTGGATCCACCGGACAGAGGTTTATCTACAAAACCCCCTTCACTGTAACTTTTGCCCCCTATAGATTCCATGAAGTCGCTAATCCGACCAGAATCTTTCTCTTTTATGCGTGTATGCGGGGGTAAATCTTTAGCATCAAGCCTTGTCTGCCGCAGTCCAGTCAGCGCGTTATAGATTTCACGCACCTCACGGTTCTTAAACAGGTTCTTGCGTAGGTACGGGTCTTTAGTGAGGTCCACACCCGTTGCTGCTTCAACAGAGGCAAGCGTTGCCAACTGCTCATACAAAAGATTTGGAGCGCGAGAACCCTGAATCTTGAGCATTTTGGGGTCAAAGTAGGCAGACTTGATGCCGTATTTCTCTTGTATATACGGAAAGGCTTTGACTGCATCCTGAACGAACGTCGCTCTCAAGTCTTTGGACTGAGGGTTATCTGACAACTTATCAAACATCGTATTAAGCGTAGTAGCGCCAGTATCAAACTGACGTTTCGCCAGCAGATGTTCCGCCTCGTGCGCCGCTGACATCATGGTGCGTTCAGGTCGTAAATTAGGCTGCAAAAACAGAGCGTCAGTAGTCTTAGGGACGTCCACCATATAAGCACTCGTAGTAGTTCCTTCTAGGAACGGGTCCTGATACATCTTCAGCCCGGGTATACCAGCAGTGATTGTTGGCGGCGCATTCTGGGGTATATCCATCGGACGCAGGTACGCCGCTGTCCCACGACGCCCCTCTAGCGCTCTTATGGTTACAGGGTCAAGGTCTTTTGACATATTTTTTAGCCTCGTTGAGCAAATACTGGTTGATCTGACGCGCTCGCTGGCGCCGCTTCCACCATTTTGCTGGGTTTTGTGCTGCACGTACAGCGCTGAACCACCGCCACAACAGGTAGTCTTTCATGCGCTGCACAAAATTGCGGGTGTCAAATGGGTCTTTTTTCAAGATCCCTGTGATCTGCACGTATCTCATTAGTAGTAAGCCCTCGGTCTGGCGTCGAACGGCGCGTCGGCCTCGTCGCTGTCTAGTGGGATAAAGCCCCCCTGTCTGAAGCGCAGTAGCGCCTGCGTGCTTGAGTCCACCAAGTCGTCATGCTCGCCGGAGGGGAACGCAGCAAACTCCTCAACCACCTCCTCAGCCCAGCGTGTCTCGGGTGCCCAGACCACACCAGAAGCAAACAAATCCGCCACCGCATTGACCCGGGCGATCTTGTCGTTACCCCGTGAGGGTGTGTACTCCGAGACGAGCACGCCCATCTTACGTAGTTCAAATATAAGGGGAGCACCGGCAGCCTTGGCTTCCACAATACACGCATCGGGCTTCCAGTATTGATACTCCTCTAGCGCTTTCTGTTTGAGTTCTGGAAACTCCATGCGCTCCTTGACTGCATTTAGAAGGATGATGTTTGGCTTTTTATAGCCCGTGTCCTCGTCTTCTTGGTAGAAGACGCCCCACGTCGTACACGCTGAATAGTCTGAACGTGCGTTCTTAGTGTAGGCCGTGTCCCAAGACTGAATAATAAATTCGCAAGGCGGGGCTGATTCTCTCTCCCACACACGCCACCACTCCCGCTTGATCAACGCACCTTCTGCGGAGGTCGGGTCCTGCATGTACTGCGCCTGCCACTTATGAACGGGCAGTTGTTCCTTCAGTACTTCTAATTCTTCTAGGGGCCAGAACTCAGGCCACAGTGGTGTGCCGCTTGGCATGATCGCCGGGAAGTTAATAACCTCCCACGTCTCACCGTTCCTCTGCAAACTGCTTTTTAATACTTGCGCCGTCAGGTCTCGCTTAGACCAGCGCGTCATCACTATAACGATCGCACCGCCTGGTTGTAGACGCTGTCGCGGGCCTGAGGTGTACCACTCATAAGTCTTGTCGTATATCTCAGGGTTGGTTTCGGCTTGAACCGCCTCTTGTTCGGAGTGGGGGTCATCAATGATAAGAAGGTCGGCACCCTTACCCGTAACAGCACCTCCCACACCAATAGCGAAATATTCACCGGCATGGTTTGTGTTCCAACGACCCGCAGCCTTGCTGTCGGCCTGGAGTTCAAC